CTGCTGCAATGGCATCCACACACTCAATACCTGCCTGATTGTAGTGTGGTGGGCTGTTTACATTGTCTATGTCTGCACTAGGTGGATTGTTTTCACCATAGTTACCGTACTCATCGAAGCCACGCTTCTTCATAAATTCTTCGTGTCTCACCGGTCATCTCCGCTGCCTTGTATCTTGTTGCGATTCATGCGGTCCTCTAGCTTGTCCAAGTTCATCTGGGCAATCTCTTCTAGGCTGTAGCCCAAGTCCCGCGCTAATACTGCAACATACCATAACACATCACCCAACTCTTTGGCAATGTGATTCTTGTAAAACAGTTCGGGTTGACCGTCGCGATAAATCTTCTTTACCTTGTCCGCAACTTCCCCTGCTTCACCGGCAAGCCCTAGTGTAGGGTACAGGATAGCGTAGTTATCTGGATAAATGGCAGTTTCTTCTGCCCGCATTTGATACTCATCTAATCTCATTGTTTCGTTCCAAAATCAACTTTAAGGACATTCTCTATGCGGTCTGTAACGAGTTCGCGGGGTTCAACACCCTCTTCCTCTAGTTCCGAAAGCAAGGTTTCCTGCATCTCGTTAAAGGATATACGAGCCAGACCAGCTTGTATGATACGGTCAAAATCGTTCTCTAGCAACTCAATAATGCCCTGCTGTGCCACGAACCCCGAATCAACATAGTCGTCGTCATCGGGTAGGTCTGTCGTATCATAGGCTGACATGTTAAATCCTTCTTCGCCATTCTTTTTAAGGATAATATACCACCGGTCTTTCAAAAGACTTGCAATTTCAAAGTCACGCTCAATCGTCATTTTTTAACCACTCCTCTGGTATGCCGCCTTCAGCCCAAGGGAATCCATAGCGGTTAGCCCAATCAGCATAGGTGGTTTTACTGCCTTTGTAAATCTTGTTCGTGGCCCGCACGAATACGAACCGGATATCTAGGTCAGGATACTGCTGTTTGATTAGCTGCATCTTTACCCTGTCACCTTTATCTAGGTGGCCTTTTGCTTCTATATAGATATTTTGTTCAGGTAAATAAAAGTCAGGTGTATAGTTTCGCGGCTTGGGAATGTATATGAACTTAGCCTGTTCATATTCAAACGCTATCTTCTTGTCAGCAAGAGAGCGAGCAAGCCCTATCTCGAACTGCGACCTAAACCTTGTGTTTCTCATAATCCTTGCAACGGAAATCCCGCCTTCACCCCTTCTAGCCTTTTTAAGAGATACTGTTCTACTTTTGGTGACCGCCTTTTTAGGTGTTCCAATTCTAGGGAAAGCACTACTGTCGGTAGGCATACCGTGACCCCTTGTCGTAGATGGTGAGCAATGTTCTGAAACTCCTCTTCTATTTTTTTTAAGTCTCGTACTTCCGTTGCAGATTGCAAGTGGCCTTCTTCGGAAAAGTTATCACGCAAGGTCAGGGGCAGCCCTATATCCAGTGCGCGAACCCGAACAGTTGTACGACCACCCCCACGCCGTTCGTGGGATTCAACGAACACACAACGCAACTCTGGATTGAGTTCGAACAGTTCGTGGGGATAGTCTCGTGTGTACAGGATAGGCATCAGGCCGCATCCGTTTTAACTAGCTTGGTGTACCAAACGTGCGGTTTGAACTTTGCCTTAGATGTAGCCTTTGGTGCATACACAGCATTTTTCCAGCACATCTGCTTAAATGAACAAAACGAACAGGTCTTAGGCATCAGGCGGTTGCCTGTCTCGACCTTCTGTTTGTCTACAGTCATGTACTCTGGTTCAGACTGGAACGGTACCTTGAACGGCGCATCCTCAACGATAGCCTTCACACGCTTGTTTGCATCGTCTAGGTATGCTTTGCGGTCCTCAGACTGTTCGCGGGGTGCCTCTACAAAGTCCCACTCACCAGTAGACTTGTTGATTACAATCCACCCACCAAAGCGTTTGCCTTCGGATTCAGCGTACAGATGCCCCTGCATGACATAACCAAAAGGGTCATCTTCTTTGATGACATCATAGCCACCACGCCCAGAGAACTTGTTTTCGAACGACCACGGACTAGCTGTCTTGATATCCCAGACTTCTTCTTCCCCATCCACTTCGAGAATGACATCCAAGGTTCCGTTGACAGTCTCACCAGCGAGTTCGAGGGAACACTTCCGCTGTTCGTCAACTACATTCAAGCCAGCCGCCTTCATAACCAAAATAGCAAAGGCTTCCAACAAGTCACCGGTTGCGAACCGCACTATATCGTTGTAGGCAACATCCTGTTTGTGTCCCTGCTTTTCAAGCTGCTGTTGACATAGAGGGCGACCAACACCGGACATGCGAATCCGGTAGTCACCACGACTAGAGAACTGTTTACGCATAGCTGCTTTGCAATCCTCACCGAACTGTTCTATCAAAGGTTCGAGGCGAGAAGAATCGACTTCTCCCCGCCCCGCCTTTTGTAGAAAGTCCTGTATTTCTACAAGAGATAACATGACTAGCCAGCCAGACGAGCAGACAGGTCGATGTCATCAGCAGAAGCATTAGCTTTCTGTGCAGCCTTGTAGTCATCGAACACAGATTCGTTGTGTGCGATTACAGTCTCGCCGAACTTCTTCATCAGTTCTCTGTCGGTGTCGCTGATGCTGACTTCCTTCACAAGAGAAAGCTTTGGTGTCCAGTAGATAACACCCCCATTCTTCTGCTTTTCAGTCGTGAACTCAATCACAGCTTTTTGCATAATAATCTTGCGGTCAGTAAGCTGCTTCTGAATGAAGTCGCTGACAGGGCGGAACCCAGACCGCTTGAAGTACGCCACGAACGGCATAGCTTCGATAGGTGCGGCAGTACCGTCAGCTAGGGCAGCTTCCGGTGCATCCAATACACCATAGATTACCTGATTGCAGTTCACTGAACGGCTCAAAAGAACGCGAGGGTCATCTTGGCCCAAGGCTTCTTCTTCTTGGCGTGACAGACGCCCACACTTGTTACCGCCAGAGGTATCAGGGAAATCACCTGAAAGCTTGTTCTTCTGAACAGACTTGCAAGAGAACTTGCCTTCCTCTTGGTCCCACACAGACCATTCATAGGTTCGCAGCAAAGGACGAATTTGAACAGTGTCCGCATAGGTCACAGCAGAACCGTTCCAGATACGCCACGAACCACGGCGCAGCGTAATGCCATCGTCTGTTTCAGTTTCGTAGTTAATAGTTAGGCGGGGCAAACCCATCTTTGGTTTGGCATCACCATCGGCCTGCCCGCTCATTTCCATGAGGGCAGATTCGTTACCTTCTTCGAAGGCAGTCAAGAAAGTATTCAAGTCATCATTTACAGTTTGTAGTTCATTGCTCATGTCGTTTCTCCTTAGATGAGCGTTAAGCGTAAAGGGATTATACAGTAAGTACCTCTTCCAAGTCAAGCCAGTTTTTACCCATTTTTAGTTCGATACCAACCGGCATGTCATAGGCAATCCCATACCTATTCTTTGATTCCAATGGGATGGCTAACATACATTCAGCCATCGTGTCAATACAAATTTTTTCCTCGCCCGGATATACATCCATCACGATAGAGTCGTGGACTGTGTTGCAGATTACAGAGCGTAAGTCCTGTTCGCGGATGCGTTTATCTAACAAAACCAATGACATAGGCAGTAGGTCAGCAGTCGCGAACCCCTGCACAGGATAGTTGCAGATGGCGGTTCGGTCAGTTGCCGTACCCCAGTCTGTCCACTTGGCTTGCGGAAAAGCGTACTGTCGTCCTGACGGAAGCTGTATGTACTTTTTGGTTACCGCGTGTTTCTGCAAGAACTCATGCCACTTGGTGACGCCACTGTATTTTTCCTTGAACGCATTGTAGTAGCGTTTCTGGTCTTCTGTACCTGACACACCACCATAGAGCGGCTTGAAGGTGTGGGCCTTGGCATCTTGCCGCGAACATCCGATGATGCTGGCAGTGTAGCTGTGCACATCCGTCCCCGCTTCCACATCAACTCTAATGCCATCGTCTTCTGCAAGGAACCCAGCAACACGAAATTCTAACTGGGCGTAGTCACCCTCTAGAATGGAACCGCCCGCGAACCGGCTTTCCACCGCCTTACGAATGATGAAGGTGGAACCACGCGGCATGTTCTGAAAGTTTGGGTTACGAGAAGATAGGCGACCCGTGGCGGTCACACACTGCATAAACTCTGTGTGGATAAACCCCTCGCCATCCATGTTGTTCTCCATCCCTTCAACAAAGGAACGCAGGTAGGTTCGAACAGCACTGTACCGAATGTAAGCTTCCACGAACTCGCGGGCATCACCACGAAGAGATGTGAACATGCTTTCAAGGGTTTCTTTATCTGTTTTGAAACCAGCAGCAGCCACATCGTATGGGTCACGAGGAACTAGCTTGAACCCCGCAACTTGGTTCGTGGGTACATAAAGCACACCAGCCCCCTGACAGGGCTTACAGATTCGGATAGCCTTACCCAGCGTCCCATCCTTTCTACGGGCTGTATAACGCCCTACGCCCCCGCAATCGGTACATTGGTGGCCGACTGTCTTGTACAGGACTTCTGTCTCGTTCAGGACATTGCGGCGAAAGTCTACACGACTCATGCGGGCACGGCGTTTAGGTTTGCGACCCGCCCCACGAATCTCGTGGCCCAAGTTGAACAGACCGGCCCACCGGTTCTTGTCCAAGACCTTGCACGAATAGAAAAGTTTGGACCGGTCATCTGGGCTGTCTAGGTTGACAGGTGTGTCACCCATGGCCTCTGCTGCCAGTTCGTTGAGGCGGCGTTCGAGGGTAAACAGTTCGTCCTCGTATTCACGCCGGATGTCAGAAAGAGTGTCTTTGTTAATCTTGATACCGTTCTGTTCTATACGGGCAAGAGTGTCTGTCATTTCAAGCGACAGACGCAAAGTGGGCAAGAGTGTTTGGTTGTTCATCGAATAGTTCCTCAAAGGTAGTTCCGAAAGCTTCAAGCTGTTTTACTGCGACCTGTTCCGTTGCCAGAACATCGGCCTTTCCATATGTTTCAATTATCTTCCAAGGAATGTCATAAAATGTCTTACCTTCCTTGAAATACGGTTCGATAAGGTCTTTCTCTTTTGGCACATCACTATACTTCTCTGCAAGAGAAGCAAGTCCAAGAGGCCAACGCCGCGAACGGGCAAGTATATATTCCGCCACCATCGTATCGTAGATTTTACCATCGTATATAAATCCGCATTCCCTTATCCAAGATAAATCAAACTTGATGTTTTGTCCTACAACCACATCGGCTTCGTCAAGAGCAGCTTGGAACAGTTCGGCTGCGAACTCATGTGGTTCGCGAACACTGTGGTAGAAGCAATGATAGTGGACGTGCTGTTCGCCTAACCACTTGTAACCAACTGAAACTAAAGAGTTTCCGAAGTACGGTAGAGCAGTTGTCGAACCGTTGGCTTTGGGTTTGTGGGTGGTTTCCACATCGAAGGTTAGGACATTCATTTTGACCTCAAGGTTTTTGTTTTGAAGAAGTCTGGATATTCTGGAAATTCAGAATTAAACATGCGGGCATAATACGCACGGTGGTTATTAGACAGTTTGAATGAATCCTTAGATTTCGTTTCAATATCTGTGTGCCATCTTATGCGTTCAAATATGGCGTTAACACTATAATGTTTTCTTCCTGTTCGAATAACATCAAAAGAAAACATCTTGAACAATTCCCAAACTTTAGGGTTGGCGTTATGGAACTCTTCGAACTTTTCATGTAGTTTATTCATCAGTAATAAACCCCTCTCTGCACATCAATGTGGCTGGTAAACATACCGTGCCACCCGTTTAGTTTGTTCTTGGAAATACAGATGTGGCGAGTGGTGTTCTCCTCTTCGGATGTACCTGTCTTACCAATCCCGATGATGACATCTGCTTCCCCTGCCTTACCGGTTCGCGAACCGTCTAGCATAGCATAGTCAATAAACTGCCGGTCATGTGCCTCGAAGCTTGCCTGACTAACAGACCACACCAGCAGTTTGTTACGCTTGGCAATCTCACGGGCCACGACATAGGTTTCCTTTAGGCGTTCATCCCCACGGTTGAACTCACCCGACACCCGAAACTTATCTAGCTGGTCACAGAACATAACATCCGGTTCGTTTAGCTGGGCGTATTCGTTTAGTTCTTCCATAGAAGTACCGACCGAATCCATCACAGTTAGGTAAGGCTCGATTTCCGTTGCGTATCGATGGGACAGAGCATCGGCTCCTGCCTTCATCTCGTCCCGTGTCAAACCGAAGAAGCTTTGAATAATCCTAAGCTTGATTTTCTCTGCCGGTTCCTCGTTGGCCCAATAGACTACCCTATGTTTCTGCTTGATGTAGCTTGCGGCAACGAACGCACAGAATGTCGTCTTACCCACCTCTGGACGGGCAAAGATGATGCCAAGGTTTCCACGGTCCATGCCTGCCAGATGTTCGCTCATCAAATCCCAAGTAAAGGGGAAGTCGGGTTCGCCGGTCTCTTCTTCCATTAGCTGTACGAAGTCTTTGTCCATTTCACTGTAGGTAGTCTTGTCGGACATACGCCCGTCCTCAACCATGTCAATCAAAGTCTTTAGTTCACCGAAGTGTTCAGATTCGCCAGTGAAAATAGCAATCGCCTTCTCACCAATCTGTCGGGCGCGGTCACGAACCCAAAAGTTCTTGGTGACATCCAGTTCAAGGTCACCACTGTCACTTACATGTTCGCTAAGTTGTCCAATGATATCAAACACTTCCTGCTTTGCACTGGTTGGCATTGCAGGGTTGCGGTCCATGAACAGGGCATTCAACTGTTCGCGGGACAGGTTCGTATCATAGTTCTTGTGGGCATAGGTGACTGTATCGAACAGGGTAGCATATCGCCCCTCGAACATGTCGCGGGTGATTATGTTTTTTACTCTGTCGTAGAATTGTTTATTTAGAATAAACCCAAGAACCTGTAGTTCAATCGAGGTATTTCGCGAAGGTTGAGTGTCGTTCATCTTCTTCCATTTCTTTCACATCTTTGTTCAAAACAACTAGGCTTGTAGGCCGATGGCCTTGTAGTTGCCGCACAAGTTGCAACGCTTTTTTGGTTGCGTCCTTGTCCAAGGCAACAAGTAGTTTATCGTATTTTTTCAAGAAGGGCAAGTGGCTATCTTGCAGGTTCGTTCCCAAAAGGGCTATTCCCGACATAATATTTGAAATAGCACAAGCACTAGCACAATCTTCCAGAACAACTCCCACCCGCTGGGAACCACAGACAAAAGGATTGCCGGATTTTCCATATCTCCACCATTTTGGTTTAGCGTTTACAAGACTACGACCCGCAGCATCAACGGTTCGCCGACCATCTTTAATTAGGTAGACGACACGATTCATGCGAAAGTCGTAACGAATATCGACACGCCCTGCAAGGTACGCATCGTAGGC